ATGAAAAAGCTGTGGAATCTTGTAGACCGTACTTCCTGGATGGCAGAGCGCAAATATAGGGTTTGCGTGTGGGTTTTGGCCGTTATTGGCGCGCTGCTGGGGGCTGTGCTGTGGCTGGCCGTCTCCCGGGTGGCCCTGGGGACTCCGGATTGGCTGCTGGTGTTCGCAGGAACCCCTGTGCTCCTCGCCCCCATTGCCGTATTCCTCTACGGCTGCCGCCATCCCTTCTGAGGGCCGACATATTGCGTAAACAAAATGTCCCCTGCTTCCTCTCGCTGGCTGTTCCACTCTGTGGGATAGTTGTGCTAAGAGAAAAAAGGGGGCATTTTTATGCACTTGTTTGCACGCCTGCGAAAAAAAGTGGGTAATGCTGCGCTTCCGGGGCGGCTGCTTTTGCAG